CCGCCTACCGCGATCGCCTGCACCCCGACCACACCGGCGCCATGAGCCGTATGCGCGGCCTGTTCGAGGCGGCCTATCCCGGCCCGGCGCCGGGCGCACCATCGCGCTGATCCACGAATTTCCGGGCAGCCCCGCGGGGTCCGGGTGACGGCGGGAGAGACCGCCGAAAAGGGCGCGCGTCAAGGCGCCCAGGACGGGTCCACCCATGCGGTGGGCAGCCTTTCCGCACGCAACAACGCCAACCAACGTGTGCACAAGGAGAGACATGTCCTTCGAAATCGACAATGCCTTCGTACAGCAGTTTTCCAACAACGTGACGCATCTGGTGCAGCAGCGCGGTTCCGTGCTGCGGCCCACGGTGCGCACCGACATGCAGACCGGCAAGACCGCCTTCGTCGACCAGATCGGCGGCACCGAACCGGTCAAGCGCAGCGCGCGCCATGCCGACACGCCGCTGATCTCGACGCCGCACAGCCGCCGCCGGATCACCCTGGTCGACTACGAGTGGGCCGACCTGATCGACGACCAGGACAAGGTGCGCCTGCTCGCAGAAATGGAGGGGCCCTACGCGACCAATGCCGCCTGGGCCATGGGCCGTGCGATGGACGACGAGATCATCGCTGCAGCACTGGGCACCGCCTACACCGGGGAGGAGGGAACGACCACGGTGGCCCTGCCGGCAGCTCAGAAGGTGCTGGCAGACAGCGCCGGCCTGACCCTGCCCAAGCTGCGCGAGGCGCGCCGTATCCTGCGCGCCAACGACGTGCCCGAGGATGAGGAACTGTTCATCGCGGTCACGGCCGAACAGCTCGACGACCTGCTCGCCACCACCCAGGTGACGAGCCAGGACTTCAACAGCGTCAAGGCGTTGGTCGACGGTGCGGTCAACCGCTTCATGGGCTTCACCTTCCTCCACACCGAGCGCCTGACGACCGACGGCAGCGACGACCGCCGGGTGATCGCCTGGGCCAAGACCGGCCTGCAGCTCAACATCGCAGCCGAACCCAAGGCGCGTGTCATGGAACGGCCCGACAAGAGCCACGCCACGCAGGTCTACTTCGCCATGTCCCTGGGCGCGACGCGCCTGGAGGAGGAGAAGGTCGTCGAAATCGCCTGCGTGGAAGACTGAGTGTGACGGCAGGGCGCTGTCGCGCCCTGCCTGCGTTCAAGCGCCACGCAGGCTTTCGCGCCTGTCGGCGCCCCGACGCGGTCGCGTCGGGCGGCGGGTTGAAACCCGCCGCTTGCCAACGATGACCCCGCAGCAAGGGGTTCCACTTGCGCCCGTCCCGGATGTTCCGGGGCGAGCGTCTTCGTTTCGAACCATCACCAACGCAAGAAGGAGAAGCCCATGACCGCAGTCAAGGGAACCAATATCACCAAGCTCGACGCGGTGCCGGCGATCTTGCCGCCCGTCAACGCATGGCATGGGCGCATGCGCGTGCAGTACGACGACTATGAGGCCGACGGTCTGGCCGACGGCTCGACCATCGCCATGGCCCGCCTGCCCAAGGGTGCGCGCATCCTGGATCTGGTCGTCCATCATGAAGCCCTGGGATCGGACACGACGCTGGCCGTGGGCACCGCGAGCCTGCCCAACCTGTTCGTGGCGGCCCAGGACACCGCATCGGCCGGGACCATCGTGCAGTCGATCGACGGCGAGCTGGCCGGCTTCGGGCACGTCTTCACGGCGACCACCGACCTGGTGCTGACGCTGGCGGGCGCAGCGGGCACCGGCGCTATCCGTGCGGCCGTGTTCTACGCGGTCGACTGAGCCGACGTCATGACGGCCGATCCGGCATGGGGAGCGGTACGACAACCGCTCCCCATGAGCCTACCCAACCGATGACAAGGAAGCTGCCATGAACGCCCACGCCCCGCTTCGTGAACCCCGCGCGACAACGCTCCTCGAACCGCAGGAGGCCGGCGATCCCGGTCTGATTTACCTGCCCGACCGCGGGCGCAGGAAAGAGGTAAAGAAGGAAAAGCCACGCAACGGTCTCGTCGACGCCGGTTTCGCGAGCCATGCCGAAGCCCTGTTGCTGGCAGAAAGCGGTGGACTTCGCGCGCGCAGCTTTGCCAACGCCCTGCTGTCCCAGGACGAGGCCGCACGGGTTTTCGACCGCGAGGCGGATGGGGTGATGTCGCGCGCCATGGCATCGGCAAGGCAGCGCTTCGGCCCGATCGACAGCGATGTCGAGGCCGCCACGCGAAGCCGCCTGGCTGCAATGACCGCACGTGTCCGGCAGGGTGGCCAGGAAACCCGGGACATGATGCATGTCGATGCCGCAGCCGAAACCCTGCTGGCGGAAGCGGCGGATCTGGTGGAGCAGGTGCAGCGAGACCCCGACAGCCGCAGTCTCTACCGACCCATGATGACCGAAGCGATCGGCCGCTTCGGCGAGGCTCTGGACAACGGCGAGCGGACCGCCCTTGTCGGCCGGCTCGCCAGCGACATGGACGTGGCCTGGGTCGCCGGGCTCGCGCAGGCCGGGCGCCTGGATGATGCTCTCGAGGCGTTCGACGAGGTTCGCGACGACATTCCTGCCGAACGCAGGGATGACCTCCAGGTTCTGGTGGAACGTCAGGCGGCGCAAACGCTCCAGATGTCGAGCATGCGTCAGTCGCTGGCGTCAGCCGATCTGGCGGCACGCATCGCGCAGGGTGAGGCCGGCGCCGCAGCGGTCGAGGAAGCCCGCGCCAACGGCGACATCAGCCCGCCCCAGGCGCGGCGCCTGCGGCAGCTTCGCATCGAGGCCGCAGCGCGGGAACAACGCACCCAGGCGTTGATCGCCCGCGCCGCGGAGGCGCTTGGCGAGGGCGCGCCGCTGGATCCCGACAGGGTTGAGGATCGCGCGGCCGCCGAACTCTACTGGACGCGCGTGCTGCTGCCTGCCTACGGCTCCGGGAGCGGACCCGGAAACGCACGGGGCATGGTTGCACTGGTTACTGAACTGGGCGTGCTGCCGGAAGCTCTGCGCCAGCAGATCGGCCTGGGCCTGGAGAGCGATGACAGTGCTGCCGTCGCGGAAGCCGCCGGCCAGCTGGCCGGTCTGGTCTCGGCCAACGAGAGTTTCGTGGCGCGTTTCAGCGATGGCGAACTGGCCTTTGCAGGGCTGGTTGCCCAGGCACGTTACGCCGGGGTCGACGATGCAAGCGCCGTGGCGTTCGCCCGCCGCCACATGACCTTTCCGGACCCGGCCGACCCGCCGGCTTCCACCGTCATGGAGGATCGTACCGGCGAACTGGCTTCCATGTTGCAGAACGAAGGCGCGCAGGCGGCCGGCAAGGCCCTTTCAAGCAGGATCCAGCCCATGAACTTCGCCAAGATCAGCCTGGGGATGCCGTTCATGAAGGCTGTCAACGGCAACATCGACGGCTATTTCGATGCCCTGTGGGCGAGGGGCACGCCGGGCACACGCTCGACGGTGGAGGCGACCATGTCACGCCGCCTGCAACACCCCATCCTGGGGCCCATCAGTCTCGACCCCGAGCGGGTGCGCAAGCAGATGCAGGACGACATGCTGAGGGCGATCACGGGCAAGGGCATGGACGACCAGACGGCGCCGACATCCTGATGCCGGTTCCGGCCGGGCGGCGGCACGGCCGGTCATTGCACGAGGTATACGTCGTGCAGGGCAATTGCCGCGGCGTAGAGGAAGGGCTCGCTGAACGTCCGGCTGTAGGCGATGGCGCGGAAGACGCTTGCTGCGGCATCGATGTCGCCAGCGGCATACCAGGAAACCGCAAGACCGAAGGCACGCAGCTCCCAGCCTGTACCGAAGGATTCATCGACGGCCCCGGCAATGTAGGCATTGCGATCATTGGCCAGGGCCAGCCCGGGGGCATCGGCGAGGATGCTGTCGACCGCCGGTTCGAGCGGAAAGGCTTCGTTGTGCTCGGCCAGAAGGCCAAGAACATCCTGGCCTGCCGCTGCCTGCGCGGCAGCCAGAAGAAGCAGCGCCTGCGTGTCCTGGGGATCGGAAGCGATCCCGGCGGCAAAGGCCTCGAGGGCATCCCCGGTCCGGCCTGTCTGGAGCTGCGACAGGCCGAGCAGATCGAATGCGAAGGCCACGCTTGTGATCTGGTCGGTCGCGCGTTCCATCATGATGCGACCGCGCGCCTGGCCGGCCAGATCGTTCACATAACCGCCAAGGGCGAGCAGGAAGGGGTCCTGCGTATTGATGTCCAGCGCAGCCAGCGCCTGCATGTCCTGCTGATCGAGCAGCCCGACGGCGTAGGCGGTCAGATAGTCGATCGCGGCCCGCTCCTGGGGATTTTGAGCGAGTTCGCGGAGATCCGCGACACGCTCCCTGTCGCGCTCGGCCAGATCGGGCCAACCCAGAAGATCGTCGATCCCGGAACGCAGGAAGATGACGTCGGGAGCCGCAGGATTGGCGCGCTGGGCTTCGCCGATGCTTGCCCAGGCAGCGCCGGCCTGCCCGGTTTCGGCCAGGGAGGTGGCGAGCCAGGCAAGGGCGGTCGGGCGGATGGCCAGACTGATGCCCACGACCGCCTGCTGAAGATCGTCGATGGCGCGGTCGTGCTCGCCCATCAGGCGTAGCGCACCGCCACGGATCGCAAGGCCATCATAGAACGCAACCCCCTGGAGGCTGCCCGAGGCCACCGCTTCGTCGATGATCGAGACCGCGCGGGGATAGTCCCCTTCGCTGTAGGCGCCCACGGCATCCTCGAAGGCACCGGCAAGGGTCGGCTGAGGCAGGACGAGTGCCAGGCCAAGCACCAGAACCGTACAGAAGAGGGGCAACCGGTTGCCTTGTTCCATCTATCCGTGACCTCTCTCGAATGAGAACAAAACTAGACCAAAGGTGCCGGGGACTGTCAACACCGGCCGACCCTGCACGCCTGAAACCCACCTGGAGGAGAACCTGCCATGGCATCCGTGGTCGCTATCTGCAACCGCGCGCTGGCGCTGATCGGCGAGGAGCCGATCGTGTCGCTGAGCGACGACACCGAAGCGGCGCGCCGCTGCAACCTGCTTTATGCCGATACGCGCGATGCGGTGCTGCGCGCCCATCCCTGGAACGCGGCGATCGCGCGGGTCGCCTTGGCGCCGCTGGCTGAGGTTCCAGCCTTCGGTTACGCCCAGCACTATCAGCTCCCCAGCGACTGCCTGCGGGTGCTGGGCCTGTCGGACAGGCGCGCGCCGTTCAAGATCGAAGGGCGCCGCCTGCTGGCGGACCTGGCGCCGCTCGCCATTCTGTATGTGCGCCGGATCGACGATCCCAATGCCTTCGACGCCCTGCTGATCGACGCCATCGCCGCGCGCCTGGCCCATGACCTGGCCTATGCGCTGGCGGGATCGACCTCGCTGGCCGGGCAGATGTGGGAGCTTTACGTGCGCAAGCTGGCCGAGGCGCGCAAGGCCGACGCCCAGGAGGGCAGCGCCGAGCGGCTGGAAGCCGACGCCTGGACCGACGCGCGGGTGGCCTGAGATGGCGCGGGTCAATCATATTCAGACGAACTTCAGCGCGGGCGAGCTTTCGCCGCGCCTGGAGGGGCGGGTCGACTTCGCCAAGTACTACAACGGCGTGGCGGAACTGAAGAACATGACCGTGCTGCCCCACGGCGGCGCGGCCAAGCGGACGGGATTCCGCCATGTCGGCGCGGCGATTTCGGACGCGACGGTTTCCCGGTTGATCCCGTTCGAGTTTTCCGTCGTGCAGGCCTATGTGCTGGAACTGGGTGAACAGCTGATGCGCTTCTTCCGCGACGGCGGGCAGATCGTTTCGGGCGGTGCGCCCCTGGAGATCGCGACACCATGGAGCGCGGATGCGGTGTTCGCGATCCAGACGGCTCAGTCGGCCGACATGCTCTACCTGGTCCATCCCGACCATGCGCCGCGCAAGCTGTCGCGCACCAGCCATGTCGACTGGACGCTGGAGCCCATCGTGTTTGTCGACGGGCCTTACCTGGACGCCAACGTGACGGCGACGACCATGGCGGCGAGCGCGACCAGCGGCACCGTGACGGTGACGGCAAGCGCAACGGTCGGGGTCAACAACGGCCAGGGTTTTCTGGCCAGCGATATCGGCCGCGTGCTGAGCCTCAAGCACGGCAGCAACCGGGGCTGGGGCAGGATCACGGGCTTTGCCGATGCGACCCACGTCACGGTGAGCGTGGAAAGCGCCTTTGACGACACCTTGGCGACGGCGCTCTGGCAACTGGGGCTGTGGTCGGACACGACCGGCTATCCCGCGACCGTCACGTTTTATGAGCAACGGCTGGTGTTTGCCGGAACGCGTGACTTTCCCCAGCGCATCGACGGCTCGCGTATCGCCGACTTCGAGACCTTCACGCCGGGCGCCAACGACGACGACGCCTTCGCCTTCACCCTGGCGGCCGATCAGGTCAACGCGATCCGCTGGATCAATGCGGGGCAAACGCTGCTGATCGGCACGGTGGGCGGCGAATGGCAGATGCGGACCTCGTCAAGCGATGCGCCGATCACGCCGGGCAATGTCCAGGTCAAGCGCCAGACGACTTATGGCAGTGCGCCGCTGCAACCCCATCGCGTGGGCAGCGCGGTGCTGTTTCTTCAGCGGGCCGGGCGCAAGGTGCGCGAACTGGCCTACAGCTTCGAGGCCGACAGCCTGGTCGCGCCGGACCTGACCCTGCTGGCCGAACACCTGACCGCACCGGGCATCACCGACATGACCTATCAGCAGGAGCCGGACTCCGTGCTGTGGTGCGTGCGCGGCGACGGCGTGCTGCTGGGCATGACTTATGAACGCTCGCAGGACGTGGTGGCCTGGCACCGCCACGTCATCGGCGGTCGCGAGGCGGCGGTTGAAAGCGTGAGCGCGATCCCCAGCCCCGCCGAGGGCGAGGACCGGCTGTGGATTGTCGCCCGGCGCAAGGTCGGTGGTGTCGTGCGGCGCACGGTGGAGGTCAAGGATCTGGCCTTCGATGCAGCCACGGCCCAGGAGAATGCTTTTTTCGTCGATGGCGGGCTGACCTACGACGGGCGCAGCTTTCCCGACGCCGAGCTGAGCCTGGGCGCGACAGCCGGAAGCGGCGTTGCAGCCACGGTCAGCCCGGCCGTTCTGACCGGGGGCGACATTGGCAAGCTGCTCAGCGGCGGCGGCGGTCGGGCCCGCATCACGGCGCTCGATGGGTCCGGTGGCGCGACGGTCGATGTCATCACCGGCTTCGGCCTGCCTGGCCCGTTTTCCGGCGGCGACTGGTCGCTCGACGATCCAACCCTGGGGGTCGATGCCCTCGATCACCTGGAAGGCGAGCTGGTCGCCCTGCTGGCCGACGGTGCGGTGGTGCCGTCACAAACCGTGACCGGGGGTGCGGTCACCATCGATGCGCCGGCAACCCGGATCCATGCCGGGCTGGCTTATGCCGCGACGATCCGCACCTTGCCCGTGGAAGCCGGGGCCGACGAAGGTACCGCCCAAGGACGGCGCAAGCGTATCCACCGGCTGGTCGTGCGGTTGTGGCGGTCGCTGGGGCTGCAGGCGGGAACCGACGCGACGCGGCTTGATACGCTGCCGTTTCGCTCCACCGGCGATGCCATGGATGGGCCGCCGCCGTTGCTGACCGGCGACATGCGGATCGCCCTTCGCGGCGGCTGGAACCGTGAGGGCCGCGTCGTTCTGGCCCATGACATGCCGTTGCCGCTGACTGTGCTGTCGCTGGTGATGCAGCTTGCCGCGCACGAACCATGAGCGGGCGCCTTGCCTGTATCGCGTTCGCCCCGGAGCACCTGGGCGCCTTCGAGTCTGCGCCGGTGTTCGCCGCCGACGATTGCGAGAGCGCCTCTCTGCAGGGCCATGCAGCGGCGACCATGGCGGCCGGCCCGTGCTGGACGGTCACGCTTGCGGGACGCCCGGTCGGCTGCGGCGGCGTCGTTCTGCTGTGGCACGGCGTGGGCGAGGCCTGGAGCCTGTCCGCGCCGGGGCTGGGCCGACATGCGCTGGCGCTGCACCGGATCGTCGCGGCCCGGCTCGAGGAAGCCCAGGCCCTGCACGATCTGCACCGCATCCAGATCAGCGTTCACATCGACAACACGCCGGGCCGCCGCTGGGTCGCCCGGCTCGGCTTCAAGGAGGAAGGCATGATGCAAGGCTACGGACCCTGGGGCGACGATTTCGTGCGCCTGGCGCGCGGCAGGCAAGCATGAGCCAGAGCAGTTCGGCGCCGCTGGCGATCGGCGCGACTCTGGCGAGTGCGGCGGTCGAGGCTCAGGCGACCACCGCGCAAGCCCGCTTTGCCGAACAGCAGGCAAGCGCCAGCGCGAATCTGGCGCGCCAGCAGGAAGCCGCAGCGCGACGTCAGGCCGTGCGCACGAGTGCGGCATTGCGCGGACGTTTTGCCGCCGCGGGGGTGGCGCCGACCGGCTCGCCCCTGGACGTTCTGGCCGAGAAGGCGCGCGAGGACGAACTGGAGGCGCGCATGCTGCGCTATCAGGGCGCGCTGGACTCGGCATCTTTGCTGATGCGGGCGCGGGATCTGCGCGCCCAGCGCACGGTTGCGCTGATCGATGCTGCGGAGTCGGTCGGCCAGTCGCTGTTGTCGGCTGGAACCGTCGGCGGGTCCAGCAAATCGACCCAGTCCATGAAGCCCACCAAATCCTGAACCGGAGTCACGCGATGACCGTTTCGAACAGTCTGGCCCGCCATGTCTATGTTGCGGGCGAGGGCGCCACGCCGCCCTATCCGATTGATTTTGCCTTTCTCGAGAACAGCCATGTCGCGGCGACGCGACGCGACGCCGCTGGTGTTGAAACGCCATGGGTGGAGGGTTCGCACTTCAGCCTTGCGGCCGATGCCGATGGCGGCGGCGGCACGCTGACGATCCTGGCCGGCCATGAACTGACGGCGGGCGAAAGCCTGGTCATTGCGCGCGCAGTCCCCGCCACGCAGGAAGCCGACTATCAGGAAGCCGGCCGGTTTCCCGCAGAAACCCATGAGCGTGCGCTCGACAAGCTGACGATGATCGCCCAGCAGCTGGGCGAGGCGATCGGGCGGGCTCTGGCCGTGCCGCGCACCGATGCCGCCGACAACCTGGAACTGCCGATCGACAGCGACCGTGCCGGCCACTTCCTGGCCTTCGACGGAGAGGGTCGGCCGGTCGCGGCTCTGGGAACCTCGGGCGATCTGGGGCCGGTGTCGGCCTTCATCAACGGTTTGCTCGACGACGGCGATGCCGCCGCAGCGCGCGCCACGCTGGGTCTTCCCGGGCTCGACCTCGATCCGGTTTCGGCGTTGCCCTGGCGTATTTTCACGGTGGTCGGGGCGACAGCCAGCTTCAACGACAACCTGACCGGCGGGGCCGAGGGCACCACGAACCACGACATCTCCTGGATGGACGGGTTGTGGATCGCCACAAACCTTTACTGGGACACCGACTACGGCATTCTTTCGCGCTACGAGGCGACCAAGGACGCCGGGGCGCTGGCGATCCACCTGGGCACCAACGGCTTTCCCGACATCATCGGCGGCTTCGAGGCGATCTCCCATTTCCGCGTGCAGGGCGCGGCTGCTGCTGCCACCGCCGGCAACCAGCACAAGGCGGGCCTGCCCGACCGTCTGGTCTGGCCCGCCGCCGGATCGGTCGGCGGTGTCGAGATGGGCGAGATCTGGACCTCCCAGGGGCAGCGTGCGGCGGGTGGTTCGGCCAGCGAGATGGATGGCGACGGCGCCGCCCATGCCTTCAACCGGCGCGTCCACGTCAAGATCCTGGACGATGGCGACACCGCGGTCTGGTTTTCCGGCTTCGTCTCCAACAGTTTTGCCGGGGGCGATGCGGTCGACTACGCCGCCCATCCCAGCATGCGCTGGGGCCTGCGCCAGACCCTCGACATCAGCTCGGGCGTGGCGGCCAGCTTTACCACGACCAAGCTGGAATACGTCATCCAGGTCGCTCCGGCCGGCGCCGGCGCCCCTGCCTTCAGCGACCTGCTGGCCACCCGCCTGGATACCGTCGATACGACCAAGGCCACCGGCGGTCTGCTGCTGCGCGGCCCGACCACGACCTATGCCGCGCCGCTCACCACCGGCCCCAAGGCGCCCGTCACCCATGGCCTGGGCGGCGAACCCGACTTCTTCAAGGTGGTGCTGGAGTGCACGCATGCGTCGGGCGACCTGGGTTACTCGCTCGGGGATCGTGTCGTGATCCCGCCTTTGTCGCCCTACAATGGTGGAACTGCGAGCGGTATCGCTCTCGAAGTGTCATTGACGCAATTCACTCCAGTTTTCGACATCAGTTTCACATTACCTAATGCGGGCACCGGCGAAGTTCCGTCCAACACAGCAATCGATCCAGCCAAGTGGTCACTGGAAATTTCCGCATTCCGATTGGCGTTAGACTAAAAGTCGGTAGGTCGCGCGGCCCAACGCTCAATATCGAGTGAGCTTCCATGGGCACTGAATGCTCCTCTGGAGGTCTCGATGTGCGTCCAACCTAGCTTGCGCATGATCGCGTTGAAGGCTGGGTTCGGTGAAGACGCGGTGATTTGTCGCAGATCCAACTCTTCAAAACCAAAGCTGGCTAACCGCCGGACGGCTTCAAGGCCGTATCCTTTGCCCCAAAATGCCTTTGCTCCCAGCATGATTCCCAAGTCGGCTTCGTGGTTACAGATGCCATCGAGAGAAATATTTCCGATGTGCCGGTTACCAACAGTGATCGCAAAGCGGCGACTGTCCTCTGGAGCGGACTCAATCCAAGAGATCATGCCTTTTCGCGACATCGACCTGGGGGCATCGCGGTATTGCAGGACGTCAGGGTCGTTGAGCCAAGCCAAGTACTCCTGCGAGGCAAACTCCATCGTTAGCGGATGCAATACGATCCTATCGCTATGTAGAGACGTCATTTCCATGACTGGACCTTACCAAAAAACAGCCGAATGGCGCAGCAGCTTGAGCCGACAGGCAACACCTTTGGCTTCCCCGCGACATTCGAGAGATAGCATGACCAACCAAGCAATCGACCACGACGCACGTCAGGCTGCGGCGCTGGCGCATCAGAAGATCGAAGCGCACGAGGATCGCTGCGCCGAACGCTGGCGGGAGGCCCGCGACCAGATGCGCGAGGCGCGTGACGACATCCGCGGACTGCGCCAGACCAGCCGCAGCACGCTGATGGTGCTGATCGGCTGGGGCCTGATGGCGCTGTTTTTCATCTGGGAACGCTTCGCCTGAACCATGGCGCCCGGCAACCGCCGGGCCAATGCCCCTCACCACAGGAGAGAGACGATGATTGCAGCCCTGCTGCCGTTGCTGGCTGGCGTGCTCGACAAGGTCCTGCCGCGTGTCGTTGCCGACAAGGATCAGGTCAACGCCATCAAATCGGAGGTGACCAACCTGCTGATCGCCCAGGAAGGCGAACTGCGCAAGGCCGCCGCCGATATCGTCAAGACCGAGGCGTTGGGCCATTCCTGGCTGCAGCGCAACTGGCGCCCGCTGCTGATGCTCACGATCGTGGCGATCATCGCCAACAACTACCTGATCGCGCCCTATGCCCAG